AAAACCGTTTTTTATTACAGGTACAAAGTTGGCAACAAACCGTGAATGGACAATTGCAACAAATAATTTAGAGGAAAAATTGCCGTTGATTTGGTTATTGGAAATAATCAGTGAAACAGGATACGGCAGGGAATCCGCCATTGAACGTGATATTGTAACAAATCTGTTTTTTTTAGATGAAACAGATCCATCACAGTATTACACGGCAGATCACCGTAAACAAGTGGTTACACCAATGGGAAATTTGATGCAGGAATTTATTAATACGGTTGAACGTTTGAGAATGTACAAAACTGTTGATGAATTTACATACAAAACGTTTTCACGTTTTGGTGTGGAAACGGATCAGGGTGCAGTTGAAAACATATTGGATGCCAATTTATCAGGTGTTTCATTGAATATTACGTTGAGTAAATACCGTGCCAATTGTAAATGTTAGATAAAATTTAAAATAAAATAATTAATTAATTAAAAAATAAACATATGAAATCATGTGATTGTAATGCAGGTTTAAGTAACACAGGGGTACCATCCTGTGTACCTGTGCAGGGAATAACAAGTTCCTTAATTTTAGTGCCTTTAACGGCAAATGATGGTACAAAAAACGGTATTGATTTAAGTGCATCAATACCAACATGGAGTGATTACGTAAATGAGGCGGATGCATCAAAACGTTGGTTTCCATTACCTAAATTCGAAAACGTTGAATTACCAAAAGCGGATTCCTTATTTGAGGAGGCAAACAGTGGCCGTAAAGCATATTTGCGACAGGGTGTAAGATCCTTTGCAGGTGAATTATGGCAGGATGATTCAACACCAACATTTTTGGGTAAATTAATGGCATCACGTTGTGTGCAGTTTGGAATTTACATTGTTGATGTTGAGGGTGATTTGATCGGATCAGAGGTAAACGGTTTTTTATACCCAATACCAGTTGATAATGATAGTTGGGATCCAAAATTTATGTTTGCAACAGATGCAACCGTTCAAAAAATCATGTTAGGATTTGATTTTTACAGGTTGTTTGATGAATCAACAATGAAAATGATCACGGCAGAGGAATCAGGTATTGATTTTAACAGTTTAGAGGGTTTATTGGATGTTGAATTAACTGTTGCAAGTGCATCAACCACTGCAATAAATGTAACGGCAAATTTAGATTACGGAACGGCATACAATCCAATCCTTTACAAAGGTGCAACGGCATCTGCTGATTGGAAATTGGAAAACATGGATGCAGGTACAGTTGTTACAATTGATGCAGTTACTGAGGGGCCTGATGGCACATACGTTGTTGATTACACAACCGCAGGATTGGCATCAGGTGTAAATCTAAAATTATCTGTTGCAAAAACAGGATTTGATGGATTTGTTAATACTATAACTGCATAAAATCATGGGAAAAACAGAATATATCACGGTTGGAAAAACCACATTTAGGGTTGAAGTTTTAAAAAATTTAACACAAAAGGATGCAATAAAACAATTTCATTATTTACATATTGATACCGTTAAACAGGCATATCAATTGTGCAATCCTAAAAAAGTAGGCAGGAAATCAGTGAAAAAATCTGTTTAACTATTGGTTTTTAAATTAATAAAGGGATGTATTTGTTTACATCCCTTTTTTTTGTTATATAAAAATCCTTAAAATTTCGTAAATTTGAAACATGATTGGCAACACATTGATTGAACAACAATTAAAAAAGGCATTAACATTGGATGATGCATTGGCATGGTATGAGGCAAACACACCACAGATTAAAAAATTGGTGTTGGATCTTATCAGGCAGGATCAGTTGTTTGAACGTGGTGTGAATAAATTTGATGAAGTGATTGGCCTGTATTCACCGATTACGCAACAGATAAATCCAATAAAACGTGCAGGTACACCGTACACATTAAAGGATACAGGTGCGTTTTATCAATCAATGTTTATTACTGTGTTAAAAGATAGTATTTTAATAAATGCAGATGCATCAGTAATGCAGGATCAATCATGGTGGAACACAAATATTTTAGGATTGGATGAACAGAATTTGGAAATATATGCGGAACAGATCAGGCAACAGTATATTAAATACGCACGTAAAATATTGGGAATCAATTGATGAAATGCCCATGTTTAACTGGCAAAAATGCAGTGATGGATTTTTAAAGTATGTTAATATTGATCTGATTGAGGATGAAACAAACAACCAAATACAATATGATAAATTGTATGATCAGTATTTGGTGCGGTTTGGTTTATCAAAACAGTTTGAACGGTACATGAAATTGTTGCAACAAAAGGCAAAATTGCAATGTGCATACGTTCAAACAAATAAACGTTTTAAATTGACAGAAATTGAAATTGTTGATGCGAAAATTGAACGTTTAAATATAAATTTTGGTGATGGTAAAAGCATTGAAACAACGGTTTTGCATTTATCAAAATGGTTGGGGTTTAAAGTAAATTTAAAAGAAACAACAGTTGTTGAATATTACACAATAATACAAGAATATGGCAAGTGGGCAAATAAAAAGGAGTGATATTGCAGAATCAGATTTGTACAAAGAAATCAGAGATTCCGCAAAAAAAACATTAACTGAATTGGATAAAATGAATGTTGGGTTGAAAAAAACCGCATCAACAATATCCAAAACGTTAAATTCATCACTGAAAAAATCAACAGAGGGCATCAATAAAATGAGCAAAGCCGTTGCACAGGCGGATGCTACAATGAAACAATCTGTGCAGGTTGATAAAGCAAAGGCACAGGCCGTAAAGGCACAGGTACAGGCGGAACGTGAATTGGAACGGTTGCAACAGGATAAAATCCGTACATCCAAAATGGAATCACAGGAAAAAGAACGTTTGTTGAAACAATCACAGAGGCAAAAAAAGTTACTGGATCAGGAAACAAATGCATACAAAAAACTTGTAAAGGCAACACGTGATCAAAAAAATGAATCAAAACGTTTGGGTGCAGAATTGTTAAAATTAGAACAGGCAGGTAAAAAGAACACAAAAGAGTACAGAAAACTGCAAATGCAGTACGACAAAGTTACGAGATCCGCACGTGCAGGTGATAAACAATTGAAAAAATTGGATAAAACTGTTGGTGATAATTTCAGAAACGTTGGAAATTACAAAGGTGCATTGGGCAAATTATCAGGTGCGTTTGCATCATTGGGTATTGCAATGGGCGGTGCAATGATCATCAGAAACGTGTTTGATACAGTGAAACAATTTGATCAGGCAAGTGCAAATTTGGCATCCGTTTTGGGTGTTACACGTGAGGGCATGCGAGGTTTAACGGATGATGCAATGCAGTATGGATCAACAACACGATTTACTGCAACAGAGGTTGCAAACCTGCAAACAGAATTTGCAAAACTGGGTTTTTCACAATCTGAAATATCAAATGTTACAAAATCAACATTGGATTTGGCAAGTGCAACAGGCACAGATTTGGCAGAATCCGCAACAGTTGTTGGTGCAACAGTTCGTGCATTTGGTTTATCAACGGAACAAACCGCACGTGTTACGGATGTAATGAGTAAATCATTTTCCAGTTCATCATTGGATATGCAGAAATTCAGCACGGCAATGGGTAACGTTGCACCTGTTGCCAAAAGTGCAGGGTTAAATATTGAGGAAACAACCGCATTATTGGGTACATTAACTGATAACGGTATTGATGCATCAACCGCAGGTACAGGATTGCGTAATGTATTTTTGGAATTAACCAAATCAGGTATGACGTTTGATGAGGCAATGGGCCTAATTCAAAACAGTACAAATAAAAACGCAACCGCATTGGAGTTATTCGGTAAAAGGGGTGCAACAATTGGTACAGTATTGGCATCAAACACATACAATGTTGAAACATTAACAAATGCATTATATGATTCCGCAGGTGCAACACAGATCATGGCAGATATGCAATTGGATACGTTGGGCGGATCATTGGATTTATTAACATCCGCATGGGATGGTTACATTTTAAAAGCAAATGAGGCAGGCGGTATTGGTGATATTTTAAAAGATGGTATAAAATTTTTGGCAGATAATTTGGAAACAATATTGGATGTTGTTGTTGGTTTAACAAAGGCATGGGTACAATACAAAATTGTGGTTGGTTTATCCGCAGGTGCAACACGTTTAATGGGATCAACAATGGCAATGGCAGGTACACAATCAGGTTTGATGGCAAAGGGTTTATTTGTAGCACGTGCAGGTGTTAATGGCCTTAAAACTGCATTTGCATCATTGGGTAAAGCATTAATGGCAAATGCGTTTGGTTTGATAATATTGGCCCTGTACAAATTATATGAGGCATTCACAGTTGTTAATACCGCAGGTGAGCAATTAGAAGAAATAAACGAAAGATTGCAACAATCATCAACGGATTCCGCAGTTAAAATGGCACAGGAAACAGATCAATTGGATGTTTTGGTTACTGCAATTAAAGGTGCAAACAAAACAAATGGTGAACGTGAAAAATTAATTACTGATTTAAATAAAAAATACGGCACAACATTAACCAACATACAGGATGAAACAAAGTTTTTAAAAGAGTTGGACAAAGTACAAAAGGATATTTTAAAAAATATTGAGGATAAAATAATGTT